AATGACGGCACGACTGACATCGTTTACACGGCTAAGAGTCCCGCCGCCGGAGATGCCTCACCAGCAATCTGGCGGTCTGATTCAGTCGGGTCTGCGATAAACCATCGTCCCGAGCTCCGACTCTCGTTCAAGGCGTCGTCTGACGGCAAGTACAGAGTCGGTCGAATGACGTACGTTTACCCGCAAATCGCGACTGATTCAACAACCTCATTGACATCGGTGGTTGACAAGAGCACGTTCTCTGTCGATATCAAGTTGTCGGCCGGCATGGCGACAACCGATACAAACGAGTTCGTTTCTCAAGTCTCGCATCTCCTCAACTCGACGTTGCTTCAAAGCAGCATGAAAGATGGGGTCGCTCCGACGTAAATCCCTCAGGGATTCAAGTCGAGTGCTTGTTAATGGACAACTTTACTGAAGACGTGAAGGTTGTGGCCCTAAACCTTTTGGAAGGGCTGGCGTGTCCTCGTTCTCTGACAGTAGCAATACTGATCAGGTACGAGGAGTGGTCTCAACTCTTAGAGCTGAAGACGATTCCGCACCACTTCTGCGATTCTGAAAGCTTTTTCGCGGCGAATGCCGCGACCGAGTTCCTCCGTAAATTTCAAGGCCTTCCGGCCGGGATTAATACGCGGGCCATCGCCATTGGTAAATGGTTTGATGGGGAAAAGCAGTGCAAAAGATCTAATCTGCGCCTGGACCCTTATCTCGAAGACGGCCTCTTTGGAGGTACGTTCGTTGATGAGCGGGTTCTCCGTTTTTTTCGGAGAGCTCGTAAAGAAGTCCTTGAGCTGATAGGATCTGCGCCACCGACCCACTTCCATGGGAAGTTTGGGCCGGGTGCGACGGTCTCCGATATTTCAAAAGCGACTACGGTCGCCGATAAAATGTCATCTGTTCCAACTTTAACCCCTAACTCGTGGTTCCACCTAGTACCTTGGACTGGTACGCAATGGGCCAAAGCTTCGGCTGAGTTGGGACGAAAGGTTCGATTTGTGAAGGGTAACTCCTTCTTCACCGTTCCTAAGGACGCTACAAGCGACAGGAGCTGCGCTAAAGAACCATCCATCAACGCCTTCTATCAAGCGTCGGTGGGTAGGTCTCTTCGCGCTCGACTTCTGAAGTCTGGTATCGATCTCGAAAACGGGCAGAATGTTCACAGGCAGGTCGCCTGCTCCAGTTCTCGGACTGGGGAGTTCTGTTCAATCGATCTTTCGAATGCGAGCGACACCATCTGCACAACTCTGGTTAAGTTGTTGCTCCCCCCTAAGTGGTTCGAGTTACTCGACTCACTTAGAAGCCCTTTTACCCTTTTAGAGGGAAAATGGCATAGACTTGAGAAATTCAGTTCTATGGGTAATGGTTTTACATTCGAGCTTGAAACAGTCATATTTTGCGCCATTTCCCGAGCTGTCCAAAAGACAGACCTGGGACGCTACCAGTGTCTCGCCTATGGCGATGACCTTCTGGTTATCACTGAATCTTGCGACGATGTATTAGCTGCACTCAGGTTTTGTGGTTTTACTCCTAATCAGAGGAAAACTTTCAAAACCGGGGTGTTCCGTGAATCTTGTGGTGGCGACTTTTTCGACGGTGTTCCCGTTAGGGGCCACTATCTTAAGGAAGCCTTAAATGCACCAGAAGACTACATCCGACTCGCTAACGGTATTCGACGACTGGCTCTTTCGAGTTTGTCTCATCATTATCGTTGGCGATGCCTCCGCCGTACTTGGTTTAGTGTCTTGGATTTTATTCCAAAGCACATTCGAG